TCCATCTCCTCAATGGCGAACTGCAGCATAGTGACGGCAGAGGTGACGATCTCAGCGTTCGAGTTGATGGAAATCTTGCCCGATTGCCCACCCGGCAGAGCGATCACGCCGTCCGGTTTGTGGATTTCCTTGCGGAGCGCCTCAACGTCATCGACCGCGCCCTCCTCAATGAGGAGCTGCTTGGTGTTGGCCGCATGGGTGGCGCGGGACTGAGCGAAGTTAATCTGGTCCTGAGGGCTCTTGAGGTTTCGGACAACGCCGTACCGGTTGCCCTTCTCGTCGATATTGAAGGACTGCATGGCGAAGCCAGGGGCGCTCTTGCCCTTGGCATCCACGAACCGGCTCTCCTCGGTTCCGAGCTCCTCAGTGCCTGTATGGATGGAGTGAAGCCAGGTTGCGCCTTCGCGGTAGTAGACCTCTACGATGCGGATCTTCTTCAGATCCCGGTCCCACCACAGGTTCTCTTTGTCCGGGTCCAGCGCCTCGGCGTCCAAGGAATTGGAGGACAGGTCTTCTAGGCTGCGGTCGATCTGCTCCTTGGCCCAAGGCATGAAAGCAATAGCCTCATCCTTGTCCATCCACTTGGCGATGCCGAGGAACCGAGCATCGCTGAAATCGTACTCGACCGAGCGCGGGTCATAGAAAAACGTCTCAGGCCGAATGCGCTTGCTGGTCGGGTCTTCGGACTCGTCATCCGTCGGCTCGAGAGCAAGCTCAAAGCCGCCGATACCGGCGAGGCACAGATCCTGGACGAAATCGGCGTGTTGCCCTTCCCAGTCCGAAGCATCCAGGGCATAGCGCAGCGCCTGGGAGGCCACATCGGCGCCCTGCTCATGATCGGGATGCCGCGGGAAGGCCTTAGGGTCCTGCCGAAGACGCTCCATCAGCCCGATTGTGCCGTTCACCACCTTGACGATGCGGTTCCATGTCATCGTCGGCTGGTTGCGGGCGTCGTGCTTGGCGATCTCCTCCGCTGTCCACTGCTTGCAATGGTAATAGCGGAGCGCCTCTCGCCGCTCTTCGATCTCCTCCGTCTTCAGGTCCACATAGTCGCGCAGGAACTTGCGGAGCTTCGTGATGCGCTCCGGGTCGGTCTGGGGAACAACAGCACCATTCGTCTCCGTTGGCGGCACCCAACCTTCGCGACGGTCTGTCGATGGGATAACCCCCGCCTTGGCGTCATCAGGCGCAACAATGCCTGGCCAAACCACAGAAGGCTTGGTCCCACCTAAAACTAGCGCCATGAACGAGATACCTTGGAACCTGTAGAGCGATAGCCGCTATCGGGCTTCTTGGGTTGAACAGGCGTCGGAACCCATGGGCGGGACATGCAGGCGTATCTGGCCTCGTCCGCGATATGGTCCTCTGCGCTCGTATCGATGTCTTCCATCCGCCTCGGATCGTGAGGCAGGCTGGGAACCGTCCGGATGAACTCTTTGCAGGTCTCGAACACGTAGAGCATCGGGACGCCGCCCTGCCCTTTTAGGCGCTGGCGCATTTCATCCCAGCCGCCCATGGCACCATTGCCAGAGACGCGCTTGTTATCGGCCGGCCTGAAGATGACCTTGTTGCGGGCGAAGATTTCGGCTCGTGATGGCCCGCCGTCCTCTGCGAAGATGGCTGGGTCTGCTACGGAGTAGGTGATCTTGTCGCCGGCATCGCGCTCAACAATGCCTCTCGCTACCTCTTCCGTGGTGAGCTTCAGGCCCTTGCCAGGCGCCGAAGCCCCGTACCATTCCCGATACCGGATCAGCGCGCCGCGCGGTATGCCCTTGTGATCGTCACCAGCAATCGCCCACCAGCCCACGCTAAACGGAGCAGCAGAACCCCAATCGAAAGAGCGGAAGCGAACCCAATCCTGAGGGATTGCAAACGGGTCGATGACATGCTTTGCGCTCTGCCAGCAGTCGAAGAAAGCGCCCTCGACCACATTCCAGTCACCTTCAAGCCAAGCCTTCACCAGAGCAGCAGAGCCCGCCTTGAACAGGTTGGCCACATAGCGAGGATCGTTGTTCAGCAGTTGCGGATTGTCCGTCAGCTTTGCCGGGATGAACACCCGGGAGCTGTGTATCTCCTCCCCTGTGAAGGGGTTAACGAAGGTCTCTCTGACGATGTTGTAGGGCCCAGCATCGATGTGCCGCGACTTGACCCACGTATGACCGGGACCACCGGGATTGCAGGTGGCCCGGAAGCCTGTGGGAACGCCGGCAGCGGAGCGCAGGGTAGCCTTGAGCTTGTCGAGCGGCCCGGGATCGGGGAATTGCGTCAGCTCCTCGACGTAGACTCGGGTATAGTCGTGACCTTGATAATTGTCCGCATCTGCGTCTCTTTCGAGATAGCGGAAATACAGGATCGCGCCGTTAGGCCAGACAAATCGACTTTTCTGCTCCTGCCAAGTAGCTCCGAGAGGGGTATAGATGCGTTTGGCTCGCTCGATAGTTGGGCCAAGAGCGATGAGGGTACGGCGTACAAAGAGCCCCTTAGCATTAGCACCGTATCGCTTGGCGTGTATTGCCCACTCACCGAGAGCCGCATCTGTTTTCCCTCCACCACGAGCGCCGCCATACACTACCTCAAAGACCGGACACCTGACAAAGGCAGCTTGAGGGCCAGCCTGAGGGCGCCAGACAATCTCAGTGGGTCGGGTGCTCGGCTGCCCATTCCTCTTCGGTGAGGGGTTCGTCTGTAACATCATGGACGACGTGCACGTTCTCTGTGCGCTCGATGAACATGCCGAGTTCCTTGCCCAGCAGTTCAAGCGCTTTGTTGCTCGGCCCGAAGTCCTCCAGAGAGGCCGCCTGAGTGGCGTTGTCGATCAAGCGGGCCATCACCCACTGCTTATCGATCGCAAGGGCCTCAGTCGCCTTCTCCAGGGCTTTACGGTCCATCTCAGCCGTTTCGGACTGGATCTCCCTAACCCTCCTTAAGATTCCTTCATCGCTCCCTAGACGGTGAGCGTTCTTCTGACCGTTCTTGAAGCCTGCTGTCTCATAAGCCTCTACCTGGGATTTACCCTTGGCGAGCTCTTGAGCGAAGATCTCGTGTCGGGGATTAGAGAGGGTTGTCATGAGGCGTCCACGCCTAATTGGCGGTTGTTGTCTGCTTAGCGACGTGCTTATCGTACTCGGTATTTATTGAGGACACTGGCCTATGAAGCTCGACCTACAACAGCGCTTATCGCTCTATAACCAATACGAGATCCTCAAGCGTCTCGACCCCGATCAGGCGAAGACATACTCCAAATACCAGAGCATCGTCAGTTCTGGATTTGAAGGGTCCTACTTTGACCTCTTCAGCGCCATCGACGAGGACGCTGTGCCGCTAGAGGTCTGCAAGGAGGTCACGGAGATCCTCAATCTCTTCAGGGCACTTGAGTTCGCACAGCGCAAGGCTGGGTACTCTAGCCAAGAGCTTTGGGCGAAATTCCAGGGCTTCGACGGCAATGACGAGCCCATGCACTATTCCTATGCGGTCTTCCTAGTACAAGAAGACGGCCGGTGGGGTGAGCTCAAGGGCCAGAACCTCAACTCCCATTTCAACGTCCTAGACAAGTACCGCGCTATGCTTCGGGAATGGAAGCAACGTGGCGGTCGCTATGAGCTTCAACCTGAAGATGTCGAGGCAATCGCAAAGGCCTGATCTATCTCAACAGCCCTAGCCTCTCAGCGATGTTCTCTTCAACGAAGAGGTTGGGGCGTATCTCAATCATGAGGCCGCCGTCGTCTCGGATGTAAGACTTGCGCTTGGACATGGAGCGGGACGCAAAAAAGCCCGCTGGAGCGGAAGGCTCGACAGCGGGTTGAAAAGCTAACGCACTGGTGGGTGAAATCACCCCCAGCGCTTGTGTTGATATAACTACCGAGAAAGGCGTTCGGTTTCAAGAGTCTGCGATGGTTATCCACTACTCAGCAGCCATCAATCGCTCCACCTCTGTTGCCTTCACCTGAACCTTCGCGCCTCGTCCAAGAAAGTTCAGCAGGACCTCTACCCTGCCCTTTGACAGCATGGTGGTGACACTCGCCTGCAAGCCAGCGAAGGCACCATTGCTCAGGCGGATGATCTCCCCCGGTTGGTACTGAGGGCCTAGATCCGGCTCCCGGGTAAAATCGAACTCTCCTGCCGCCTCGCGTATGTGCAGGCGCGCGAGAAGTGCCCACGGGATCTCGATAGCCTTCCCGTCGAAACGAACGATCTTCTCCACCCCGTCGACACCTGACATCTTCCAGAAGTCCTGACCCGGCTTAAGGCCGAGAAACAGATATCGCGGGAAGAGCGGGTTCTCCCGTTCCTCCTTCTTCCTGGCGTGGACGACCCAGCGCTTGGTCTGAGGGAGATACGTCTGATAGCCGGCACGACGGAGGCCGAGTTGCGCCCTCCTCTCGCACTTGGGATTGCAGACGACGACGAACCAGGTGAGACCCTCGAAGGTCTCTGGGGGCGTATGGTCGACAGGCGGGACTTCCTTGAACTGTGCAACGAGCTCAGGAGCAAGTTGCAACCACTCTTGGACTTCAGCAGACAGATCGAAGCGGGGGAGGTTCGTCATGCCAGCGGGCTTTCCTTCAAAAGGTTCTCAAGTTCTTTCCCGAGCCAAGACTTGTGACGAGCCATATCGCGGTCGAAGTTGCGCTCAGCCTGGATCCGTTGCTTGGCGATGTCCGAAAGGGAACGCATTGCAGCAATGTCAGGATCAACCACATGAATGTGGTGCCGCATCTCAGCTATCCGGGTCGCCCGATCCTTGCCCAAGCCGCCGAGCTCGTCGCGGATGGATTTGATCCGGTCCTTGATCCAGTTCCCTTCAACGGCCTGCTTAGCCCGCCCCAAGGACGACGCCGAATTGAGGGAGGCATAATTAGTGCCCACCTGCCCCATTGCCTGGCTACCCATGGCGGAAGCAGCCACAGGAGCTCCCGCGAGCATTCCAAGAATTGACCTGCGTGTTGTCATGCTGCTGCCTTCCATTCCATGCGGGCGAGATGGGCGGGGAGTTCTGAAGGTCCGACGCCATAGGTGCGCTTGCAGATCCGGTAGACCTGAGCGCGGGAGATGCCGAGGCGATCGCTGATGATGGTTTGCGAGAGGCCCTGCTTGAGCAGCCTCAATACCTTGCTGTGGTCGTATTGAGCCTCTCGACCAGCCTTCGCCCTGGAAGTGACACCTCTCGTATACCGAACGGCGGTGCTACGGCTGATGTCGAACTCGGCTTCCAGATCGGTCAGGGACTTCCCTGCCCACTTGGCGGCGCGGATCTCGGCTGCGATTTCGTGAGGAGCACGGTAGTTCATGCCCCGGCCCTCATCCGGCGCATGCGAAGGCGCTCCTGCTTCCGATGGCGCTCTGCCAACGATGGGGAGAGCCAACGCTTGACGGTAGACGTGCTGACATCGAACTCGTCAGCGATGCTCTCGATGGTCCAGTGGAGCTGATGGCGATAGATGAAGGCCTGCTCATTAGGCGGAAGTGCCTCAAAGTCAGTTGATGCGGGGTCAATGTGGTTCATGCCGCCTCTCCCTTCTTC